CCTTCGAGTGGTAGATTATTTTGAGAGGGACTCGGAGTGCGGGTTGTAGCGGGGGCAATGTGGGTTTATAGTCTTCGAGTGGTAGATTATTTTGAGAGGGACTCGGAGCAAAATACTCGCTCATTGTGAGGCCTTCATTTTTTGCCTTCGAGTGGTAAATTATTTTAAGAGGGACTCGGAGTCGCCTTGTTGGTAGTAGGCAATCACGGTACCGCTCTTCGAGTGGTAGATTATTTTTAGAGGGACTCGGATGGACACTGTTGATTCCTTAGAGTGGTAAATTATTTTGAGAGGGACTCGGAGATCTTTAGTGGTGCTTTCCTTCGAGTGGTAGATTATTTTAGGAGGGACTCGGAGAACGATCTGGGCAAATACTCCGCTTAGTGGTGCTTTCCTTCGAGTGGTAGATTATTTTAGGAGGGACTCGGAGATGAATTTGAAACTGTATAACAGATCAGCCCGACGGCCTTCGAGCGTTAGATTATTTTAGGAGGGACTCGGAGATAGGCTTCCACACACGCAAAATAGAGAGATGAAACAACCAGCCAATCTAGCCTACAAATTCAGGCTTTACCCTAACGAAGAACAAAAGCAGATGTTAAACCAGATGATCGGCAATGCCCGGTTTGCCTGGAATATGATGCTTGCCCGTCAGTTAGACCACTACAAAGAAACTTACCGCTTCAAAAGCAAAGGTGAATACCTGAAGGCGAATGAAGCACTCAAAGAGCTAAATAGCATCAAAAAGGATGAAGAGTATTCTTTCCTTAGGATACTGCCATCAAGAGCTTATAACTACGTACACCTAAACCTAGATGCTGCATGGAAAAAGTTCTTCAAAGAGAAAGCCAAAGGAGCAGGTAAGCCAAAGTTTAAGCCGAACAGGGGATGGCAGTCTTTTCAGACAGATACAACCTTTACACTAGATTACAACAACCGCCTTTTCGAGATACGAAAGCAGTACATACCATTCAAAGCAAAGAAGAACGATAAACTTTATGACGTACTGAATGCAGGCGGGTATGAAAAGACAATCACCGTCAGCCGCTCCCCTTCTCACAAATACTTTCTCAGTATCAGCCTTCACGACCCACGAAAGGTGGACCTGCCTGCTCCTGCTGAACAGCCTGAAGCACCTGTGGGCATTGATTGGGGGGTTAAAGACTTTGCTTGTACTTCCGATGGTGAAGTATTTGAAAAGAACACCGCATATCTGAAGATGCAAAAGAAGCTTCATAGGCTACAGCGCAAAGCCTCTAGGCAATACCGCATGAATGCTAAACCTGGGCAGAAATGGAGGGAAATCAAAACATCGAACTGGACAAAAACACAGCAACAGATAGCGAAACTGCATGAGCGCATTGCGAACATCAGAAAAGACTTTATCCATCAAATCACTAATGACCTGACAGAGCGCTATGACCTTATCGCTATTGAAGATCTGAACGTAAAAGGCATGAGCAGTAGTGTGAAGCCTAAAAAGCGCGAAGATGGGAAAGGCTACAAGCAGAATGGCAAAAAGCGCAAGTCAGGGCTGAACAAGAATATACTGAACCATTCGCCGCATGAGTTTAAGCGGCAGTTGGAGTATAAGTCGAAATGGAAAGGCGGGCAGGTTGTTAAAGTAGATAGGTTCTTTCCTAGCTCAAAAACCTGTAGCTGTTGCGGTTTTGTCAATAAGGAACTATCTTTGAAAGACAGGCAGTGGGATTGCCCTGAGTGCGGAACGCATCATCACCGGGATATTAACGCTGCTTTGAATATTAGAAACCAAGCCTTGCGCGGTAGTGTAGCTGGCAACACGCAGGACTCATGATCCTGAGCCGGAGGTTCAAATCCTCCCTGCGCAACTAAACACAACGAATGCAATTAACAACCTGCCGGTACACCATTAGCGTCAATTTCAAGCCTGCATCTTACAGAGTTGACAGGTACACAAATCAAAAATCGCTGAGGGTGTCAATCAACGGAGAGCAGGGGTTTTTGTACTTGAAAGAAGACAACCCGGAGGCATTTATCAAGCAAATACATCAACATGGGCAAAGAGCAATCCCCAAAAGGCTTAGAAGGGAAATCGAAACACGGTGGTATCAAAAGCAAGTCAAAAGCAAATGCGGAGCGCCTTGCGGAAAAATTAGTCAATTTTCGTACCTTTAGCGAGGAAGAAGTGAAAGCCTTGATTGTGCGAGCGTATCAGACAGGGTGGCGCGATAGCCTTATTGATGTCATCACAGAGGAATGATTGTTAGTTGTTTCATACCTACTTTTGAGGCTCCCGGTGAATACCAGGGAGCCTTTTTTGTATCATATCGCGCACCCAAATCCGGTACTGATTCCTAAAGCTATCATAGTTAGCATACCTTCGCGCCATGCCGTACTTTTCAAGCTCTGCTTCAGCAAGCTCGTAGGCTTCCCGGAAGCGCTCAACGTCCTGCCCCATGCGCTGAACAAGCTTAAAGAAGCCCACCCGGTGCGTTGCATCAATCAATTCGATAGGTACGCTAACTGTCATTTGCTTGTCTTCCATCACACAAAAAGTAAGTCGTTATTATTGTAGAAACTGCCAGCGTCTGTCTCTAAGTCCATCGCCTCAGCACGGGCCATCACCATAGCGACAACGCCGTCAATCTTTTCGCTGCTTTTGTCTTTGTCCGGCTTTATGTTTCCTGCCGGATCGTGCTTTAAATCAACGTTTGACATCATCCAAGCCATCACAGGATTGCCATCGTGCCTGACGTTCTGCTGTAGTATCTCTGTCTCTAGCTGCTTAGTAGGTGCTGACAATGAAGCGAAGCCCTGCCCAATCTTGCGCATATTGATGCCCTCATCAAGCAGGTCGATTACTAACTGAGAACTGTTCCACCTATCATAGGCGATACTCTCCACCTGAAAGTCCTCACAGTCCTGCTTAATCTGCTCTTTGATGTAGCCGTAGTCTGTCACGTTGCCCGGTGTCAGCGTTATCCAATAATCTGCTGCCCATTGCCGGTAAGGGATAGCGTCATTGCGTTCGCGCTCTGTTGCCTGGTCTTCAGGGCACCACATATTCCAGATCATCACAGGCTCAGCCAGCCCCTCCTGGACCGGGAAGTAGTAGCACAGCGCTGTAATATCCCGCGTGCTTGCAAGGTCAAGCCCTCCATAGCATCTTTTGCCCTTTAGCGCTTCATAATCCAGGTCTGTCTCGCACGACTTCCAATCCTCAGCCTTAATCCATGTGGCGGAGCTTGTCATCCACATATTTAGGTTCTTTGTCTTGAAATTGATGATCTTGCTTTGCCCCTGCGTTTTCGCTTTTGCATACTCCGCAAACAGGAAGTCCTCTAAGGTGTCAATGTAAGGCAGTGCCGGGTTTGCTTTTATCCAGTTGTTACTGTCCTCCCAATCATCATCTTCATCAAGGTCGAAAATCATAGCGAAGATGTTGTCATTCTCTTTTACGCCGTCCAATATCTGCTTACAAGACTTTTCAAACAGTGCGCACGGGCTTTGAGGATTGAAGCCTGCTGTAGTGATGAACCACATCATAGGGTTAGAGCGTGAACCCATACCGGATTCAATGACATTTACCATGCCATCGTTTTTATGAGCGTGGTATTCGTCGCATAGGCCGTAATAAGGTGATAGGCCATCCTCTGTATCTGAATCAGCACCAAGGTAGCTTACCATGCCAGAGCCTTCTGTGCTGAATATCCTGTACTTTGATGTATCACAGATACTCCTGACGCTTGCTACGTCGCTTCGTAATTGCAGTATCATCTCTTTTTGCCTGTCCCATCCGATCTTCGCCTGGTCCTTTTTCGTTGCAAACCAGTAGACTTCAGGATCCTGTTCTGCATCAAGTAGAAAACCAATAGTGCCTATGCCTGCTAAGAACTCTGTTTTAGCATTTTTACGCGCTACTTTGATGTAAATAGTCCGAAACCTGCGTTTGTGGTCTGATTTTCGCTTCCAGCCGTATGCAGAATAGACAATAAACGCCTGCCAGGGCATCATATTGAAGTCTTTGCCCCTCCACATGCCTTTTGCGTGCCTAAATGCAACAAAGAAGTCTAAAGCATCTGCCGCTGCTGCTTCATCAAAATAATAGTCGAATTTGCTTGTTTTTGCTGCTTTTAAGTCATTAACATGGCGCTGCACAGCAAGCTTAACCCACTTACAGGTAACAATTTTGCCTTTTTTTACCGATTCGATGTAATCGAGGGCTTTTTCATTGTTGTCATCCGCTTGCATTCGCCTTTTTTGCAGCTCTTTGCTTCTTAAGCTCTAATATTTTCGTAAATGGGTCTTGTTCTGAGGTGTTTTGCCCCTGTGTGCCTATCCGAGTGCGCGATGAAGGCGTAAAACCAAACTCAGCAGCTATCTTCATCGCTGATTCAAGCGATTTTCGCGCTATTATCTGCAAAGGGACTTGCTGAGCATGCTTAATCTTGCCCTTTTCGTCTTTGTAGGCTATCATCCTTGAGTTTTGCCGCAATTGCTGCTCGCTTTCGATGTAAACAGAGACTTCATTGCAGTAGAACGCAACAATTGACAGGTCACAACTCGCTAATAGGTTGTTACTGATTAGATAATCAATAACTCTGTCCCATTCCTGTTTGCCTATTTCACTTAGCCATACAGGTGCAGGAGGTGCTTCGCTTACTGTCTCAGGCTGCACTTCATCCTCTAGCGTTCTGCACTTCTGCAAGGTGCCCTTTTTCTTCTTTATCTCTGTCGGTAGCGGTTTTCGTCCTCTCATTAGTCATCCTGTTTTGGCGGTGTGTAATCCTTGCCGTTTATTTTGATTGGCAGGCTTGGGTCTAGCTTGTGCATCCGGTCTATGATTACTTGGCAGTATTTTGGGTCTAATTCCATGCCGTAGCACTTGCGGTTTAGTTGGTGCGCTGCTACCATTGTAGAGCCTGAATGCATGAACCAATCACAAACAATTTGAGAGATTTTTGTCCAATACGTAAATATCTGAGTATATGTTGCAATGCTTTTTGCATGACTCATGCCTTTCCCTGCCATATATAAATCTCTCCCTGCATCAATTATAGTCTCAACCCCTTTTAAATCCTCGTAAGATTCATGAAAGTAAAAACACGGCATCATGCAATGCGTCGTAATAGGTTGTCTGTTGTTCTTTAGCATAGAGTTGCCAGTCCTAAGTACAAATGTTGTATAAAATGCCTCTTCGTTGCTTAGCGATAACTCAAAGCATTGTTTGTCGTTTGTAATCCATATTTGCATTATCCCGTCAAATAAAGGGACGAGGTGCATAAACTCAGAAACAGGTAAGTCAAATGGCGGATCAGTAAACACCATATCAGCCTTCTCTCCATCCATCAACTTCTCAACCTGATTTGAATCGGTACTATCCCCACACAACAACCGATGCTCGCCAATTTCAATCAAGTCGCCAAGCACGACATCAACCTGTATATTGTCAGGCTCTTCATAGTCATCTTCCTCAGCTTCTAAATGCTGCTCATCTTCGCCTGCCCAATCATCAGGCATATCCAAACCCCATTCGCTCAACTGCTCAGTGTCCCATTCATTAGCCAGCGCATCCCAATCCCATGAGCCGAAACCGGAGTTGTCTTTGATGATAAACTCGCGCTTTTGTTCTTCTGTAAGCTCGTCAGCTTTCTTTACCCACTCGTCAGGGATTTCTTTGTAGCCCAAGTCTTGTAAGGCACGAAAGCGCATATTGCCGCCGAGGATAACGTTGTCCGCATCAATGACGATAGGGCGAAGTGCCATCATCTGCGGGAAGCCTTCAATGCTTTTTTTAAGCTTTTCA